CTGGCCCCGCCGAGACGGTGGACTCTGTTTTCGGGGCAGAGTCCGACCACTCGGCGATTGCCGGGTCCGTCGAAACTACAGAGACAACTACCGCAGCAACTACACTCCACCCCACCAAGGCGGCGGAGGGGCTTGTTTCTGTTGGTGGTAGCGGCTGCTGGCCTCTAAGCAGTAATTGAAACATCTGGGATCATTCCCGCAGAAAGAGGAATGATACCGATTAGCCCTGTTGCAGCTTCAGGATCGGCCCTGACAGAGCATCCGTGGCAGTCCCGCCCCACTTGACAGTCAAGTCGGACTTATCCGGGTCAATCTCTGCCGTGAACTTGATGAAGCAAATCGGGATATCGTCGGCCGCGGTTATGTTCGCGCCTGCCCTGCGATAGATAAGCACCCCGGCGGCGTTCACTGACCCGTCTACCTGCAGCCAAGTGGTTTCCTCAGCCTTGAACTCGATGTAGTTGTTGTCGCCGGTTACGACTTTTGCAATAGACACTCCGGTCAGAACCTGATCGTCACGGGTCGAGTGGCCGTCAGTAGCGAGGTAGGCGTGGTCGTCCACGCCAACCGTTCCGGCGAACACATGATCAAGAAGTACAAAATCGTCCATCCTGTCTTTTCGGATGTTGGTATTGTGTTCGGCTCCAGCGTCGGCGTGGTGTCCGGGGTGCGAGTTGACGCCGTTCTCGACCCTGCAAAGCCTAGCCAAAAAAGTGTGGGTAGATCCGTCGAGGTCAACCCCGTCCGCGTCCGCCATCTCGAATATCGCTTCATTGAAAACAATACTCTTCAGGTCGTCATGTGCCATGGGTTAGCTTCCTTTTGTTCCGAGAATGATGAAGGCGTCCGTGTCGTCAGGGGTGGCAGGCATTAGCTCCACAGTCAAAATAGGAGGATTGTCTGTGGAGCTTTCGGTAATGAAAAAGGCCAGACCGTCCAAATCGCCGCTCGTCCACAGCAACGTCTGGTCAGCGTACCAGTCTTCGGCACGGGCCGGAAGTCCATTGGCCTCAAAACTTGTCGCGTTTCTGGGATCACCGGCTGTCCCGCTCAGGGCGGAGAAGGCTGCCAAGCCGTGGTTCACCGGATCGTATCCTATGTCAGCAAAATCCTTCAGGTCGATTAGCGACTGAATCGACCCGTATAGAGCGGCCGAGTTCACAACATTCGTCCACTGTACGGGCCGGATCACAACATCAGCGGTGGAGCTTTTCCCTCCTAGAATCATGTTAAACCCATCGTTTTCCCCGGACCCAACGGCGAGAGAGTACAGGCCGGGAAGATTGGTGGCGTCTACTTCTGCTAAGGAACCCGAGGGCGTTGAGACACTTCCGTCCGACACAAGCCTGAGCGTAATCTCGCTGCCCGTCTGCAAGGTCTTCCCACCCCCGTTGGCTACATCTTCTGCCCAAAAGCAGACGGTAGTTGCTACGTCTTTTATCGGCATCAAAAGATCCCCGAGACTGATGATGTTACTTTGTTGGGTACGATCGCTGCCTTCTGCGCAGCTCCACGGTCCTTCGATGCACGGTTTTCTGCGTTAGACCCGATGTAATTCGGGTAAGCAACGCCAAGGACTCCCTCCCGAGATCCAGAGTCTTCAATCGCTGACTGGGGAATGTTGCTTGATGTGAGTGGGGCTTCGCCGACGCCGAGGGCGATGTTGTCGTCGTTGGTTCCGATAGCCTCGTGCCAGACATTCCCTGTTGTGGGGAAGTTGTTTGTGTTGTTGTAGGCACTGTTGCCGCCAGTGAAGCAGTCCCAGTTGCTCTTGCCTGCGCCGAGAGCCTTGTTGAAGCCTGTCGCCACGTTGCTGTAGATGTAAAATGACGAGTCTTCATTGGATCCTCCCATAAGCGACGTGAGATTGCTCGAGTCGCTGATGAATGAGCTGTTCAGAACAAAGACCGTTTCTTCGACATTAGTACCAAAGTGGATGGGGATGGCGTCTCCGCACTGAAAAATACAGCCGATGATGTAGTGTGGTCCGACTGATGCAGACATGGAGGGGTCGTATGAAAACTTGATGCAACTGTATGGGGCTTGCGAGTAGGTGTCGAAGTCGAAGTGGCATCCGTAGAAGGTAGACCTTTGTTCGACTGATATTACGTTATGGCCAGCGGAGCTTCCGTCGGTCTGAAGTCCAAGCCGCTTGAATGTGCAGTTGATAAACTTAGCGTCATCCAATAGCTCAATCGTCTTCGTTGCGCCGGTCATCGGTGCGCCGGAAGTCTGAAAGACGCAATCCATAAACGTCCATCTGTTTCCACCAAGAATAAAAATCTTGTCGTGGGCTGTCGAGTCTCCGGTGAAGATGAAATCAGTAAAAATCACATCAGAAGTCGGGAACGTATCCTCTTCAAAAAAAGCCGTATAAGTTGTGCCCGGACTTAAACCAAACGCGCCGCTGTAGGTGAATTTTTCCCCGACAGGGGCATTTCCTTCATCGACCGACTCGCCGTCCCACCCCTTCAGGATAAGCGGCGCGGTTGCGGTAGGCCCTCCGGCATACTCCGCGCCAAGGTCAATCGACCGGGATGCACTAATAGTTCCGTGGCAGTTGATCTGGACACCATTGACCGCATCGTCGATACCGCCCCCCGCTGCACCGCCGCTGCTGTCCAGCGCGTGTACCAATGTCGCCCAAGGTGCTGACGAAGTCCCGTCACCACTGATGTCATCCCCGGCATCAGAGACATAATACATTGTCGGTGCCATCTCAGTCTCCTATCAAGGAGTTGAGTCCGCAAGCCTTGAGGTAGATGGCTTGCTTGCCGGGCGTAGAGAATGCGTCGCCGATATCCTGTACGTCCTGAGAAAGCTCCATCACTTCCTCCTTCAACAGTCCCTCGGCACCAGCAAGGTTGGTGGTGTTGGGGATCTCTTCGCCTGCGTCGAGGAGGTCAAGGACCGGCTGTACCTGATTGTCAAACGAGGCACCCAGCAGGGAGGCTCGATGCGCCGATGACGCAAACTGGATCGCAGCAGGCCGGAGCAGGTTCAAAAATTCCTGAATGGAATTCTTTTGGTCTGGTGAAAGGTCACTGTACTTCATCTTGCTCTCCTAGATGTTTTTACCTACGACAAACCCGTCGTATGTGTCTGCCGCCGTGGTAATGAACCCAAACACCGTGGCCTTGTCGTCCGTTGTTGTCGGCTGCCCCACGACGCCGTTTACCCATGTTATTCCACCGGGCCATGTTATTGTGTAGCCTCCACCGCCGGATTGCAACACGCGAATCAGAATTCTTTGACCCTCCTTGCTGTTTGAAAAGGTGAGAGTTAGGTCGTCGTCGAGGGTGATCTTGTGGAGGTCTGAGTCGTCCAAGTCGAGATTGATTGTCTCGCCCCCGACAGTCCCCGCGTCTTCGATGGTAGTGTAGGTCGCCTTTGTATGGTGAATGACGCCGGAATCCTTGATTGTCAGTCGCTTTGTCAGTTCGCCGAGATTGGGGGTCGTCCAGAACTGAAGCTCTGTCTGGATGTCTACGCTGCTGTGTTCGCTGCTGTGACTCCAACCGCCGCTCGCCATCCCGACAATCTTTGCCCCGACCCCGAACGTGTTATAGGTGAGGCCTGCATCAAATCCGTAGAACTCAATCGCTCCGATCAAGTCGTTTTCCACAATATCTGCTGCCTCATTCCGCTCAAGGCGGATTGTCGTCCCTTCCGCGCCTTTCAGGTGTAAGTCGGTCTGGGGGTCGTCCTCGTTGACACCCAGCCTGTCGCTCTTCCAGTACAGGGCGGATGTGTGGTCTACGACACTTCCTGATGGGTCGGCGGTGTAGACGGGAATCTTATATTGGAGTCCCACATTGACCGTGCCGCTTCCTGCCGACTGATCAAGGGAGTGCCAATTGCCACTGTGATACCCAAAAAACTCGTTGGTTTCAAACTTGATTGCTCCGTCTTCTTCTCCGATGGGGGTGGCCGCGTCCGCATTGAGCTGGATTGCGCCGTCAAGAACCAGTGAATTCTCTAGATCCGTTACTGCGGCATACACTCCCCCAACACTCATAAACCCATTGTCGCCGTCAAAGACATACTTGGATGTCATCGTCGGCCCGCCCTCGGTGTCGACTCCGGTGTCTTCACCATAAGCAATTGTCAACTGGTAGTCGTCGTTATCTCCGTACTCATGATCATGGGCACGAAATTCGTAGTGGTTGGACGTTCCTTTTTGTTGAACCATCCGAAATGTCGCAGGTATGTCATCAATATCCGGGGAGGAGATTGTGAGCTGAGAAAGAACCTCGTCGGGAGTTGGCTGAACCCCGACGCCAACGTATCCGCTGGCCGCCACCTTGAATACAGTGTTCGACCCTTGGTAGGCACTGAAATGGAAGCCATAGTTTGTATCCGACGAGAAACAGGAGGAATCCGCGCTGTCTCCTGTGTATCCCGCGCGGATTAGCCCCCCGGTGGCATGGTTCGAAGTACAGCTGTCTCCAACTCCGCCGGGACCACCGACAAAGATTCCAGACCCGGTTGTTAGATAGGAAGAGTCTATGAGAAGAGACTGGCCTGTGGTTGTTGTTGCGAAGATTTTTGTCTGGGAAGCTGCGTTAAGGTAATGGTGGAACACATCTCCCGTACCGCCGGGAGCGAGGTAGATGTTTCCATTGCCTGATGTTGTGAGCCAGCCATGAGAAGAAGAATCGGCAGCGAGGGCAAACTGATTGCCGACAGAGCCAGCTCCGTTTATCTTGAGTGATCCTCCGTCCAGTTCGAGGTTCGTCGTAGACGACAGCAGCACGCGCGCGCCTTCTACCTCAAGTTCACCAGAAACCGTTGTTGTAGACTCCTTATTGTCTTCGCTAGATAAATGGGAACTGAACGTGATAATCGGCTGGTAGGCACCTGTAATATACGAGGAGATGGAGAACACCCCTCTTGTTTCTTTGTTTTCCGCCTCAAGCTGCCACAAGTCGGCGTTCTGATCACCCTGATCTGCTGCAAAAATAACCTTCAGCGGCTCGTCTTCGAGCGACTGGTGGAACAGAATTCCCCCTGCGTCCTCGTCTACCCCCGCTTGGATTCTTAGACCCCCGAGCCATTCGGCATCGTTGTGATCCACGGCCAGAGTATATCCAAAAACCGTATCGAGATAATCTTGAATCGTAGCGGATTTCGTGGAACCGCCAGCCGATTGCTTGATTAGTAGATCGGTAATTGCAGGGGTGGTGTCCTGCGTGAAGTCTTTGATTTGTCTTGAGGGCATCTTAGATCTCGCCAGAGATGGTGAAACCGCCTTCTGAGATGATGTCGTACACGATTCCGTCGCTGCTGTCCAAGCCTGAGACAAGCATGTACGTTCCAGAAAAGTCAGCAATCAGGAATGTCTTGATAACTCCTCCGACATTCACGCGAAGGTAAACGTCGCCAGCCTCTTCTGTCGCGGTTGATCCGTCAGCGATCCACATTACTGTCCCGCCGCTGTCGGCCGGGTTGCCGGGATCTCCGGTCACTCGCAAGGTCAAAGCCCCGTTGACATCCAACGCCGTGCTTGGCTCGTTGCTGTCGATCCCAAGTTGCGTAATAACACCAGCATCTCCAGCCCACAACTGGCTGGCTCTCCGGGTTCGCGCGTCGGGCGAAATCGACCTGACGTGTTGCCTCTGCTGTCTTCGCGTCATCGGAATCTCCTCGACGCTGCAATAGGAAGATCTGAAAGGATGCAGGAGAAACTTTCCATCGCCCAAGGATCAGATGCAGACCGAATCTTCAGGTAGATCTCTTTGCCAACAGCCTTCCTGCGATCAACCATTCTGGTTGACCCTGTGATTGTCCCGTCAAACAGGCTTGACGAGGCGGTGGCCGCTAACTCTGAACTTGAACCTTTCTGTACCGAATAGCTTATATTGCTACCACTTCCGCTCGCCAGTGTCCCCTCCAGCTCTTCCAGCCTGACTGAAGAAAGAGGGGTTCCCCCCTTGATTGGCCCAACCAAAACGTAACTGTCTATGGCTGTCCCGTTGTCTCCGGTCGCGCTGGCGTCCCACTTCAGGATTCCACCGTCTTGAACACCCAGCAGAAGGCTACGGTCGTCCGAGGCGAAGCCGTCAACCTCTGCTACCGCCGTCGGGTTGTGGTTTGGGGAAGAAAACGAATCTCTCCACCAAGATTCTGTTCTGAGATCGTAGAAGTAGTGCTTGGTTGCCAGAGACAGGTCCAGCGGCGTCAGGAAAACGTGGACCCCCATCTCGCGATGGTTCCAAGCTAACCTGATCGAAGTGCTGTCCACGTCGATGTTGAAAAGGGATTCGGAAATAGACGTTTGGCTGAGGGTCTGGGGCTTTTGTCCGGGGATCATCCTGAACACCCCGCCCTTGCTGCCGAAGAAATAGATGACTCCAAGAGGGTCTTTGCACCATGTATTGCCGAAGGCAATTCCTGTTATGTCTGAAATGAGGTCCAAGCGGCCACCACTCATCGGGTCGCCCGTCATTTGCCAAATTGTCCGGTCCCCGCCAAAGAGGAGGAGGTCGTCGCTGTATGGGATCAGGGTGTTGACGACATCGCCGGAAAGTCCCGCATCGCTGTTGTTACCCGCCACGGCCTGAGTTTCGACATTCACCGAGGGGAAGTAGTCCCAGTTCAGGGGATCGCCGAGACTGCTCATAAACCAGTTGCGAGGCTCGGATGCGATCCCAGACAGAACGATCCTCCCCCGCCATGTGGCAGCCAACTTAGCCGAGCTACCAGTTCTGTCCTTGGGGAGACTTCCCGAGCTTGCCAACCAAGTGACCGGGAGCCTGCCGACGCCAATCCAGTTGACATAGTTGGTCCCGTCGCAGAAGTAGACATTGCCTCCGAAGCGAGCCGAACCGATATGCCTCGAAGTCAGACCCAGTGCTGCCGTCTTAGAGGCTGTCCCAGTGTCTCTGTTCGAGAACCGATTCTTCTCGAATTGCGCTACTTCTCCTCCGCAAACAGCCAGTAAGTGCAAGGCCCTGATTCCGTGGTCAGGGGAGATTGTCTCCCGGCGAGCGTACTGTGCTGAGAACGCAGCTCCCAAACTTTCGTTGTCGTTGACGGCGTTTCCGAGGCTGCCTACCTTTGTGTATCCGCTGTTGCCGTTGAGCATAGGGCTGCTGGAGTCTAGCCCAAGAATGTTCGTGCCATTTTGAGTGATCAGGCCGGAGGAGTCTCTTGCAATGTTGAAGTTAGACAGCAAGCGAACCGTGTTGCCTGTGCTGCTTTTTCCGACAGCGAAAGTTGTTCCGGGGAACAGCTCTCTCGCGTCGTACCCAGTAGCACGAATGCAATGCACCCCAGTATCTCTGTCTCCCGTCGTTATGAGCTGGTAAACAGGAACTCCAATAGCGTGATCTCCTGCTAGTGGCGCGGTTGTTCCACAAGTGCCCCTCTCTCCTTCTCCGGTCAGGCAATCAAAAACCCCATCCCGATACGAAGTTGAGTCCGTTGCGTCAAAGCTGTCTACGCTGATTATCTCGCTGTTGACCTTTAGCGTAATTGGATAATCCGGGGAAACGCTGTCAAATGCGTAGTCCCCGTAGGTCAAGGAGATGTTTTCTGTGGGAGACGGAGACTCCCCCGGATCTCCCCCCGAGCCTCCGAGGGTGCCGACCTGAAACTTAGCAACATCCAGCGTACTTGGATCTAACGCGGCGATACAGTTTGAGCGGTATCCCAGAACCCTTCTACCAGCGATCAGCAGCAGGCCGTTGATCGGGTCGTAGGCCAAAGACCTAATCGAGACGGATCTTCCGTTTTCTGTACTGGGGCTTTCCCCAGCATAATAGGCGGCAACGGCTGGTGGTATAGTTTCCACGTCTGTGCCGGTAAAGATGGACCCAACCGTCGGGGTAACCACCGTCCATTCCATCTCGAGGGGGGCGGGGGCGATGTCGCCTGTAAACGGAGAGACTACAGAGAAAGTAACTGTTATCGGCGACACTTCGATCAGGTTCTCGGTGCTGCCGAC